TCGGCTTAGGTTCCGGACCCGTGTACAGTTTTATTGCGCATTCGTGGGACCCTCGGATGTCCGTCACGGACAAGGCAATGCGCTACGATGCGCCGGAAGATTACGAGGCCGCAAAAGCCGAGCTTTCCACGGTTATCACTGACATGTTTTCGGCTTGGTCGGCTCGACTGGCTGCGCAGGCGTCGACAGCCACCGGAGATCGACTGGCAGAGATCCAACGGCAGCAGGCGGCGCTGGTAATTTTGCAATCGCAGGCGCAACTCAGAAAGACGGCGCAGATTGCACGCATGGAAGAGGCAAAAGCGGACCTTGAGACCGCTGACCAGGTGTGGGCGAATCGGTTTGCGACCAACGGCCTTTTGGCAGAAATTGACGCGTTTGCGCGGTGGATCCGGGCGGAGGAGGAGCTTGAGGCTTTTGTGCTGCGGTACGGATCGCTTCAAAAATTCCGAAACAACATCAGTAATTGGTGCCGGTGGCGCGCGTCTGCGGGGATGTTTGGCGCGGAGGAGGCTGCGGTGTACAGCATCGATAAAATCTACGGCCTTGGGTTTGCCGGAGGAAAACTAGCGACGGTGAGCGGCGACGCACCGACGTTGATTCCCGCGTTTGGAAACGTCGATTTGGCGCTGCACTTGTCGGGGCCGTTGCCGAGTTTTATCGACGAATTCGGGGACCCGGATTTTGTGTCGGGGTACTGGTCGCAACTCGAGCACACCGTTGGCGGGTGGATGATAGACGACGGGCAGACATCCATCGAAGGGACCGGCACTCTTAGCGTAGCCGTTCATCCAGTCGCGATTGGGTTCAACCCAGAGGACTGCATCGCGCAGTTAAAATTTGGCTGCGCTCCTTACTACTCTCCGCGCATGCATGTCCTAGAGGGCCAAATCCTTTCGGGGCGGCTTTACGACCCCGAAATTGGCTTAGTGGGGCACTCGATCGAGTTTGGGGAGATTTTCGCCAACGACGGGTCTACCGTTACCTATCAGATTCCGGAAAACCTTCCGCTGGGGCCGGACAATACGCGGGCGTGGGCGTTTCAATCGCCGTACGCTACGTACACAACGCTGCCCGCAAACCCTGAAGATCCTACCGCACCAACGGAGGCGGTTGACGTTTCCGGGCTCCAAACGTTGTGGCAGACGGCAGCGACCGCGCTAGCAGACCAGTGGGAATCGACAAGTCCCGCGGGCACACCGTGCGGGCTGTTTCAAATTTTGGGTGCGGAAAACGAACAGCTTTATGCCCATCCCTTGCATGCGACTCCGCAAAGCGTGGGGACCGTTGACATCACCTATAAGGCAGTGACATTGCGCGACACCCTCGCGTGATTTGATTTTTTTACGCTGAACACCCCGACCACATGGCCGCAGGAATCTACAACTTTTCGATTGAAGAGGGGGCCGATTTTTCCATTGGGGTCCGCGTAAAAATCAACAACGAGATGCAGGCTCTGGCGGGGTGGCAATTCCACGCGCAATTGCGAACTGCGGTAAACGGCACGCTGTTGGCGACGTTTATTTGCGAGCTTTGCGGCGACGGTGAAACGCTTCGGGTCGCACTTGACGCCGCGACAACGGATGAGCTCCTGCCGCAGAGCGCGCGATGGGATTTGCTGGCCGAGTTGCCCGATGGCCGCAAGCTGCGGCTTCTCGAGGGCAAAGTGACAATCTCTGGAAGCGTGACCGAATTATGAGCTGCCCAACCTCCTGTGAAATTATCGTCTGCGAAATCCTAGCCGGAGCACCTGGCGCATTCGGCGGGGCTCAGGGGGCAACCGGGGCCACGGGCCCAATTGGCGCAACGGGCGTTGGAGCAACAGGAGCCACCGGCGAGATTGGCGCGACAGGCCCCGCTGGCGCTACGGGGCCCGCTGGAGCAACCGGCGCAGGTGAAACTGGCGCGACAGGTGCAACCGGATCTATTGGAGCCACAGGGCCCGCAGGCGCTACAGGCGCAGGTGAAACTGGCGCGACTGGCGCAACCGGACTTGTTGGAGCCACAGGGCCCGCAGGCGCTACAGGCGCGACCGGCGCGACGGGATTGGCTGGAGAGGTCGGGGCAACTGGCATTGCAGGGCCAACAGGCCCAACGGGGGACGCTGGAGCTACCGGGCCCGCTGGGGCCACTGGTGAAGCTGGCATTGCAGGCGCAACCGGCGAAACCGGGCCTGCAGGAGCCACTGGCGAGGCTGGGGCTGTAGGAGCAACAGGAGCGACAGGTGACGCTGGGCCCGCAGGCGCAACGGGCGAAACGGGGTCTGCAGGAGCAACGGGCGAAACCGGGCCTGCTGGCGCGACTGGTCAAACCGGCCCTACAGGCGCGACAGGTGAAGCTGGGCCTGCAGGCGCAACCGGCGCTGGCGCAACCGGGGCGACGGGCCCCTCTGGGGCTCAGGGGCCGTCGGGAATTAGCTCGATTGACGCTTACTGGGGGTCGTTTTGGAGCACGGTTGATCAAACGGCCGCGGCGATCAACACGGGGTACCCGATTAGTTACAACAACACGGACCCCGATTCTGCGGGCGTGTCTATTGTGTCGGGTAGTCGCGTTACGTTTGCTGTCGCTGGCGTTTATTCGATCACTTTCAGCGTTCAGTGGAACAACGCGAGTAACCAAATTCACGACGGCAACATCTGGCTCAGTAAAAACGGCACAACCGTTCCTGATACCGATTCCCGATGGAGTATTACGGAGAGCCACGGGGGCGCGCCGGGGCGGCAGATTGGCACGGTTAACTACGTTCTCAAGCTCGCGGCAAACGACTACCTCGAGCTCTATTGGCAGACCACCGACACGGCGGTAACTCTCGAGTACGCACCGGCCTCTGCGCCGGCGCCGGCAATTCCGAGCGTGATTTTAACGGCTGCGCAGGTGCTCTACGGGCAACTTGGCCCGAGCGGCGCCACGGGATCCTCCGGGGCTCAAGGCGCAAGCGGCGCTACAGGTCCGTCTGGGGTTCAAGGGGCGACTGGAGAGGCGGGACCGCAGGGACCAAGCGGCGCCACGGGCGCAACAGGCGCGCAGGGCGATCAAGGACCATCGGGAGCGGAAGGACCAACAGGCGCGACTGGATCAGCGGGAATTGAAGGCCCAACGGGAGCCACGGGATTGGAAGGGCCTACAGGCGCAACAGGCGTTGAAGGCCCAACAGGCGCAACAGGCGTCGAAGGTCCCACGGGAGCGACAGGCGTTGAGGGTGCAACTGGACCGTCTGGAGCCGAGGGCCCAACGGGCGCAACAGGCGTTGAAGGGCCAACTGGCGCGACGGGCGTTGAGGGTGCAACGGGCCCCTCTGGAGCCGAAGGCCCAACTGGAGCCACGGGCCCGGAAGGATCAAGCGGCGCGACAGGACCGTCGGGGCTTGAAGGGCCAACGGGGGCAACAGGAACCGAAGGGCCAACAGGGGCAACAGGTGTCGAGGGCGCGACAGGCCCTTCGGGAGCCGAAGGCCCAACTGGGGCGACAGGAATTGAAGGACCAACAGGGGCAACTGGTGTCGAGGGCTCAAGCGGCGCAACGGGGCCCTCCGGTTTGGAAGGCCCAACTGGAGCTACTGGACCGGAAGGTTCAAGTGGCGCGACTGGACCCTCTGGAGCCGAGGGCCCAACTGGGGCGACAGGCGTGCAAGGTTCAACTGGAGCCACGGGCCCGGGCGCGGCGGGCATTGGCGTTTTGACCGAGTTTGTCGGCAGCGGGGCAACACAGTTTTCGCCAATTAACGGCTACCTCGGCACCGAAGCGGCATCATACTTGGTGACAATTGACGGCACGATCCAACATCCGGGCGCAACGGATGGCGCGTACACGATTACGGCCGCAAACGGCGGGACAATTACTTTTGCAAGCGCACCTGCCGTCGGGGCGCTTATCACGGTGCGTGTGGTGCGGGGAGAAATAGGAGCCACCGGGGCTCAGGGCGTGCAAGGCCCGAGCGGGGCGCAGGGCGCGTCGGGGATCCAAGGCGTTTCGGGCGTTCCGGGAGAGGCTGGAGCCGTGGGATCCACCGGAGCCACAGGCCCGTCGGGGGCGCAGGGCGTCCAAGGCGTTTCGGGCGTCCCGGGAGAAGCGGGAGCCGTTGGGGCCACGGGGGCCACGGGCCCTGCAGGTCCTTCGGGCACACCGTCAACGGTTTCAGGCCCAAGCGGGCCAGCAGGAGCCGTTGGTGCTACCGGAGCCACGGGTCCGGGGTTAGCGACAACTAGCATCACGGCGGGCACTTATGGCAACAGCTCTTCCGTCGGAGCTTTTACGGTCAACGAATTTGGTCAGTTGACCGGAGCAACAAACTCTCTAATTGCAATCAGTTCCGCTCAGATTAGCGGGCTGATCGCGACGAGCAAAATAAGCGGGCTAGCGGCATCCGCGACCACGGACACAACTAACGCGAGCAACATCACGTCCGGGGCTTTGCCAACCGCGCAGTTGTCTGCAAGCCCGGTGACTCCCGGGACATACGGCAGCGGCTCGCAAGTCGCAGTGCTGGGCATCGACTCAAAAGGTCGTGTCACAAGCGCGTCCAACGTCGCAATTTCCGCAGCAGCGGGCGTTTCAACCTTTTCTGCTGGCACGACCGGTCTCACTCCATCGACCGCAACGAGCGGTGCTGTGACACTTGGAGGGACGCTAGGGATTGCGAGCGGCGGGACAGGGTCGACAACTGCCGGTGGTGCACTTTCAAACCTTGGAGGGTACCCCTCAAGTAACCCAAGCGGGTACACGTCCAATACCGGCACCGTGACCTCGGTTTCCGGGACTGGTACCGTGAGCGGGCTGTCGTTGTCCGGCACGGTAACGGGGTCGGGCAACATTACCTTGGGAGGCACGTTGGCTGTCACTGCGTCAAATTTTGCAAGCCAGACCGCAAACACCGTCTTGTCTGCGCCCAACGGCACAGCGGGAGTGCCGACGTTTCGAGCGTTGGCCGCTGCGGACATTCCGGTCCTCAACCAAAACACGACGGGCACCGCGGCAAACGTCACTGGAACCGTTGCAATCGCAAACGGAGGAACCGGCTCAACCACGCAGCAGGCAGCCGTGAACGCTTTGGCTGGGGCAGTGACCAGCGGGCAATTCCTGCGCGGGAATGGCGCCAACGTGGTGATGTCGGCAATTCAAGCGGCGGATGTCCCGACCCTCAACCAAAGCACCACCGGCACGGCTGCAAACGTCACTGGGACTGTCGCAATTGCAAACGGTGGCACTGGGTCGACCACTGCTGGAGTTGCGCTCTCCAACCTTGGAGCGTATCCCGCATCCAACCCAAGCGGGTACACGTCCAACACAGGCACCGTAACCTCGGTGTCCGGCACCGGCACTGTGAGCGGGCTGTCGTTGTCTGGCACGGTGACTGGAAGCGGCAACATCACCCTGGGCGGTACGCTGTCGGTTGCTCCGACAAACTTTGCGAGCCAAACTGCAAACACGATCCTTGCGGCTCCCAACGGTGCAGCGGGAGTACCAACGTTCCGGGCACTAGCCGCCGCGGACATTCCAACCCTCAATCAAAACACGACGGGCACCGCCGCAAACGTCACTGGCACTGTAGCAGTTACAAACGGCGGCACAGGAGCCACAACTCTTACCGGCTACGTCAAAGGGACCGGCACGGCGGCGCTCACAGGCTCCGCATCTGTACCGGTCGCAGACATCTCTGGGACGTTGCCGGTGAGCAAAGGGGGGACTGGGTCGACCGTCGCAAAAAACAGCACTTTCCAGAACATTACCGGTGTTGGAGTCTGGGCATCTGGGGACTTTCCACTCGACCCCACAGACACTCTGCTGTGGATCATTGATGCATCAAATGCTTCATCCATTGTCACATTACCCGATGTGTCCGCAACCACTGCTGGACGTCTGTTTATGGTCGCAAACCACAAATCAACGTCTTTAACCGTGCGGCTGTTTGGGACAACAACCACTTATACAACAATCCCCGCTGGGAAAATTGGAATCTTTACTTGCAACGGAAGCACAAACACTGCCGCCAGTTGGATGAACAACCTCTAATTTATGCTCGTAGCAAAAATTGAAAACGGTCGGATAAGCTCTTGGGGCAAAAGCGTTTCGTACCCAGAGCTTGAAGGCTACACAGGCACTCCGGCTTTGGTTGAGCTTGGTTTTTTGCCGCTGGTAATGAGCCTTCCGCTTGATGAAAAAACGGAAAAACTAGTTGCTGTTCAACCGTTTATCCAAGGCGGCAAAGTTTACATTGTCGCAAAGGAAGCCAAAACAAGTGCTGACATCGATGCGGACAAGGCTGCGGCGCTCGAACAAATCCGAAGCGACCGCAACTCGAGACTGTTGGCCTGCGACTGGACGCAGCTTCCGGACTCGACCGCAAACAAAGCCGCGTGGGCAACGTACCGGCAGGCGCTGCGTGATTTACCGAACACGCTTACAGACCCGCGTGACCCGGTGGTGTGGCCTCAAGCTCCTCAATAATTTATGGCGCAACAAATTAGCAAGGTCGGCAGCGACCTGATGAAATTGACCGGGGTGACCCCGGGAACGTACGGATCGAGCGCGCAAATCCCGGCGCTGACCATTGACGCAGCCGGGCGCATCACGAGCGCGAGTAACGTCGCGAGCGGCGGCGGAGGCGCGGCAAGCGCACAAGTGCAAATCTTTACCAGCAGTGGAACGTGGACCAAACCTGCGGGCGCAAAAGTGGTGTACGTTACCTGCATTGGCGCTGGAGGCGGAGGAGCTGCGGGACGCAAAGGACAGTCCACAGTAAGCGTCGGCACCGGCGGCGGTGGTGGTGCAGGTGGAGGTTTCTCTACGCGGATTTTCAACGCGACAATTCTGGGGGCAACTGAGCCTGTAACAGTGGGCATCGGTGGCATTGGAGGAGCCTCACAGACCGTCCTTAACGCAAACGGTCAAGCTGGTGGTGCGGGCGGCGCAAGCTCCTTTAATGACTGGATTTCCGCAGCAGGTGGATTGGGCGCTGGCACAACAACAACGGGCAGCGGGCCAGGCGGAGCCGTCACGGCGCAGCGCGCAATGTTTCCCGGCGGGAAAGGGGGCGAAGGGGCTTTAACAGCGTCCGGCGGCGCGGGTAACACGTCTTACGCGGGGGCTGCCGGCGGTGGTGGTGGTGGGGCGATGCCAGCGACGCCAGTGAACAGCAACGGCGGTGGCGGAGCAGTGGCGCTTGGTTCATTTTCGGCCTCAGGACAAGCTGGGGGCGGTAGCGCCGGGGGAGCGGGCAGCACCGGAGCCAGCACGAGTCCCACAAGCCCAATGCCCGGTGGAGGTGCCGGCGGCGGTGGTGCAATCACTTCCGGCAACGGTGGTGCCGGCGGCGTTGGTGGGTTGTACGGTGGAGGTGGAGGTGGAGGTGGAGGCTGCAACGAAAACGGAAACTCAGGTCCCGGCGGAAATGGTGGAGACGGGGCTGTTGTGGTGGTAACCTATTTTTAAGCAATGAGATACGCAATCGTGGACAACGCAACAAAAGTTGTCATCAACATGGCAAAATGGGATGGCATCACGCCGTGGACTCCTCCATCCGGGACGACGGTAATCGACGTGGAGTTGATCCCGTGCAACATTGGCTGGATCCAGCAACCCGACGGCGGCTTTGCCCCACCTGACGACCAATGAAAGAGCTTTTTGAACTAGCGCACGGTCAACCGTTTACCGTCGTCATTCTTCTAGTTGCGATTTGGTGGATGAACCGCACAAACAGCGAGCTTATCGCTCGGCTGCACGTTGAGCGCGCGGAACGGCTTGACCGTTTGGAGACCGCAATCTCTGAATGTGAGCGCGATCGAAAAGAGCTTTGGCAGAAAATCTTGCAACACACGGAAGGCGGCAAATGAACTACATTTTGGAACGACTCAAAGAGCCTTCGACGTGGCGCGGGTTGCTGGCGCTTGCGACTGCGTTGGGCGTCAAACTGCACCCGGAAATGCAGGAGGCCATTTTGACCGCGGGCCTTGCGCTCATCGGCGCGGTGAATGTGTTTCGAAAGGAAAAATGATTCTCAGCATTCTCCGGATCCTTGAACACTGGCTTCAAATCCAATCCATCCGCGCACGCTGGGAACTGGAGCGTGACATCGAGTACTACATCCAAGTCTGTGAAGAGGAGATTCGCAAGGCGCGCAGGGATGGCGATGATGCTCGGGCTGATCGGGTGCGGCACAAACTGCTGCGGTCCTCGGGGATCGTCCTCCCTCGGCAACCAGATTTTGCGGCTCCGACCAGGGCAGACGCACCGAGCGGAGACCATTGAGGTATGGCACTCGGCGGAACGATACGCGGCGCTTGAGCAGGAGTTGATCAACTGCGCCGCGGCACTCAAACAACGCGACAACAAATGACACTCTCGGAAGCCGGCCTTGAATTGGTGCTCAAACACGAAGTGGGCGGCGGGCAGCGGTACTACGACAAATTTCTGTCGCGCCCCACGGTGCCCGGCTTTGAAAGCGGCGTGACCATTGGCGTAGGCTTTGACATAGGCTACGTCAATGCAGCGGAGTTTTCCGGCGCTTGGGGGCACCTAGTGCACGCGGAACGATTGCGGGCTGCAATCGGCCTTAAAGGCGCGCAGGCGCGGGCAATCTGCGCGCAGCTTGCGGACATCGTGGTGCCGTGGTCGGCGGCGCTGCAGGTATTTCTCGATCACACGTGCCCGACGCATTGGGTGCGCACGCTGCGCGTTTACCCGCAGGCCATCAACCTCTCCGAAGATTGCGCTGCGGCGTTGTTTTCGTTGGTGTTTAACCGCGGGACATCGTTGACCGGAGAGCGCCGCGCGGAAATGCGGGGTATTAAAGACGCGCTTGCCACGGGCCACCGGGACGCAGTGCCCGGGCTGATTCGGTCGATGAAACGACTTTGGCCCGAAACCAGCGGACTAGTACGGCGGCGGGAGGATGAGGCGCAGCTTTTCGAACAGGGCCTCAAAAACGGTTGACTTTTCGGCTGCGAGCCAGATTTTGCACTCGGTTGTTGTCATAGCGCGCCCGGAGGGGATGAGTCCTCTCCGGGCGTAGTGACAAACCGCGAAATCATGAGATTCCACTGCCCCGGCCTCCCGCACACCGTCACGTCGCCAGAGTACAACGCTTGTGCGTTTACTCAGAAGGTTCTCAAATTGTGCAAGGGCCTGCACCAAGCGGGGCACACGGTGATCCATTACGGGCACGAGGAATCGCAAGTCGAGTGCAGTGAGCACGTGACAGTCTCGACAAACGCGGACCTGCAGGAGGCGTACGGGTCCTACGATTGGCGACGCGAGTTCTTCCGACACAACACAGGCGACGCGGCGTATCGAAATTTTATGGCGCGCGCGGTGCCAGCAATCGCGGATCGAAAACGCCCGGGGGATTTTTTGTTGATCCCGTTTGGGTGGGGGCACGCTGCGTTGTGCGATGCAAACAAAGACATCCACGTGGTGGAGTCCGGGATCGGGTACCCGTGGGTTTTGCCGCGGGCAAAAGCACGCTGGAAAGTGTACGAGTCGTACGCAGTCCGAAATGCCGTGCATGGGCGCAAACGCGTCGAGCGGGCAAACAACGACGACTATGAAGTCGTCATCCCGAACTATTTTGAGCCGGAGGATTTCGGCCCGCTTTCCGTTGGGCAGGGGTATGTGCTTTACCTTGGACGCATCACGCGCGCAAAAGGCGTGCACATCGTCGCCGAGGCATGCGCGCGGGCGGGGCGCAAACTTGTGATTGCCGGGCAAGGTGATCTTGCCAAAGAGTACAGCGGCCCAACCGATCACATCACGCTGCACGGGTACGCAGACATGCAGCAAAGGCGCGATTTAATGCGGCGCGCCGACTGCCTTATGATCCCGTCGCAGTACATCGAGCCGTTCGGCGGCGTTGCAGTGGAGGCGATGATGAGCGGGACGCCAGTCGTTACGAGCGACACCGGCGCGTTTACGGAGTGGGTTGTTCCCGGCCGCAACGGGTACCGGTGCCGCACCATGGGACAGTACGAGTGGGCGCTCAACAACGTGGGGCTTTTGGACCGCTACGCCATCCGCAGTTTTGCGTGGAATAATTTTTCTCTGAAGGCGGTTGTGCCGCAATTCCTCGAGTATTTTCGCATGATTGAAGACGTGCGCACGGGTGCCGGTTGGTACACCCCGCACAACGACAGCAGCATTCAAATGGGGGCGCTCGATTTTTCGGCGTTGTATGTCGATTGATGGCTCATATCGCTGGGATCCCGGCACACTCGACAGCCCTGCGGAAGAGCTGGCGGAAGAGCTTGGCCTGACGGTGGAGCAGGCGGAACGGGTGTTAGGTTGGCACGCGACACAAGCGCGCGCGGCGGTGTATTCCGCGGGATCGACTGAAATGCTGGCAGTGATCCGGCTTTTTTGGCGGTACGGGCAGAACTCGCGAATGCTGGCCCTTGCGCTGGCGTTTGCCGCGGGCCTCGATCGTCAGTTGCCGTTTCGGTCGATGCGCGAAGCTGCGGCTAGCAGCGGGTACACGGTGGCACAACTCTCAAAACTGGTGCGCACGGTGCAGGATTCGTTGGGGTTACCGCGGACGTGTCACAACAAAAGCGACGAGGCCACCGCAGCGTTTTCGCGCGTGCAAAAGGAACGGCACTTCCGCAAAAGAAAATTCCGAATAAAATGAACTTGAATGTCCTCCAAACCCAAAGCCTCCACCTCGACAACATCCAAACCGAGGCCGACGCCGTCGCGCTTTTGGGCGTGCTTGATTGGGCTCGCAACGACGTGTTGTTTGGCCTTGGTGATTGGATGGTGGCATGCGCGGAGAAATTCGGCAAAGAGTGGGTAAACAATCAGTTGGAGCTGGCAACGTGGTCGTTTGAAGAAGCGTCCCGCGCGTACGAAGTCGCCAGCAAAATCCCGCGCGCAAAGCGGCACCGGGGGCTGAGTTTTGCCCACCACGCGGTTGCAGCCCGCAGCGAACAGCCGGAACTAGCGTTGGAGTGGGCGATGGAACAGGGCCTGAGCGCGGCCGAACTAGCGCACACGGTGCGGACGAAGGTCCAGCTGACAAAAGCAGAAATCGCTGCGCAGCGGTCAACCGCGTCGTTTGTGTCGCCGTCGCTTATTGCCGAGCGGTTTTCGCAGTGGCTCAAAAAAACTCCGCGCGACGCGTGGACGCGCGAAGACAAAGAAACGATCTACCGCGACCTGCGGCCGCTTTACGATTTCCTGCGCGAGATTGAAATTGATTTAGGCGTAAGCAATTAAATTCCCAGGCTCGGCACTGCGGCGAACAAGTCGCCCGTGTTCAGTGTACAGCGTAACCGGCGGCAAAAGCCGCGCTTGCGACTGCACCGACCCGGGAATTTCGGTCGGCAAGCTGGTTTTCGGCATTTTGTCAAAAGACTCCACCACTGCCCGGACCAGCGGCCGAAGGTTGGAATGTTGGGCAACTTGGTAGACGCTTGCAATCGGCTGGACGGAAATCATGCACAACCGTCACGAACCCGGCGCGCGGCGTCAATTGCATTTGCCCGCCGGATTCATTTTCGCAGGGTTTCCCGAGAAACGCCGAACTGCGTCACCATCTCAGCGTACAGGACCCCGCGAGCCCGCATGGCTGCGGCTTGTCGTTGAAGCGCCAATAGGGGCCCGGATTGGTAGGCCAAACTGCTGCGGTGCAATGTATCGCTCATTTTAGCGCCTGTTTTGCCAGTTCTTGAATTGCGTCAATCCGGTTGCTGTATTGCGACCACTCAATGTCCCGGATCCGTTCAAGCGCATACGTTAGCATCTCAATGCGTTTTTCCGCTTCTGCTAGGTCACTTTTTAGAGTTTGGATGATCGAGTCAGCCAGTTCTGGGTCACGCATGTATTTATTGCGCCAAGTCACTTTAGTGCTTTCTGTTTGATCTGCCGAGGATTGCTCGGCGGTTGCGCCGCCAACCGTCAAGGATTCCTTGTCAGTTGCCTCCTGCCACTTCCCCAACGTCCGCAGAAACGCCTCTGCACGCTGGCGGGCGGTGGCCCTGTAAGTTTTGCCAACCGTTCTGTACCAAATAAGATCTCCGTTGATTGCCCTTAAATTGGCAAAGTAATCCTCTTCCTGCTGGCTGGTCAGCACTTTCTCCGCCTCGTGCATCGCGTTGAGATCGTTGCAGTAATTCAAACCTTGGTTGTAACTGCACGCTGGATCTGAGCACCGAGGACACCCAATCGGATTACCAAGTGCATCATGGATTGCAGCGTTGATTTGTTCGTCAGTCATGGCGTGTTTAATTCGTGTTTAATTCGTGTTCAATTCTGTCAGCTTGTTAAGTGCTTGTAATGCCTCCACACACAAGCAACGGGATTTTGTGTAAGTAGGGCACGGGGGCTCTTCGGCACAAAGCACGGACGCTAAAGCCTCACGCGCCTTGTCGCAGGCTTGTCTCAGTTTTTCAATCTCAGCAGCCTGACCGCTGTTTTCGATCCGCAGGTCATGGATGATTTGCTCAAGCTCGGAACAGCGTTTTTGCGCTTCCGCAAGCTTGCGCCCAATCGTCCGGGGCGCTTTTGCTGGGATTGCGAGCCCAAAAGCCATACACAGCTCCGTGTAGGTTTTTCGGCCAAACCCTCGTGTGTTGACCGTACTGGGCCGGAGAAGCCAATGCACCAGTTCATCGCGGCCGCTGTGCATCGACGCAAACCGGGCAGCCCGAAAACTGAGGGGTGGCTTAATAACGACGCCAAGGTCGCGCGCGACTTTTTCGCGCCAAGCGAGTCTATCTTTTGTTTCGTGATGAGTGGTCATTTTGGATCTGGAATTTTTCTGGTGTGAGTTTGTAACGGTGAGCTGCCGCGCGGGCCTCGTCCGCAGTGGCAAATTGAGTTGCTGCCGCTTTATCCGCAGGCCCGACGTAAACGTCGCGGCCGGACAGCTCAACTAACAGCCAGCAGCCGGTTTCACGGTGCCGGATTCGGAGCATTCGGTTTTTTGCGGCGGTTTTTTGTCGCGTACCACATCGACTGACGCATGCCCGTCGCCTCCAAGCCGCGGCGCGCTTCCCACGCGCGCAGCGCGGCGAGCATATCGCCAACTTGTTCGGGGTAGTTGGCCCCCGCGGTGTCAATGTCCATTGGCTGATTAAGATGCGCCCCCATAGTGCGCTGCGCGTCACGCCTCCCCACGGTGCGCCTCCTCTCTGGCTTTTGCCCGGGCCAAAAATTCTTGGTTCACGCCAGCGCGGCCAGCAGCGAGTTCTTGGCGCAGGCGTTGGAGTTCCTGCACGGTTTCTCGCAGCGCGTTTTTCAGCGCTTCGGTCTCCCGGTGCAACCGGTCGATTAACGTGTCAATGTTCATTCTGGAGGTCGTGAGCTGTTAGGATCATGATTGTGACGGCACTTAGGCTGAGGGCCGCCCAAACAAACGCCTCCGCGGTGCCGGCGGCTCGCACTAAGTGGGCAGCGTCAAAAAACGCAAGCCCTGCAGATAGAAAAAAACGTGTGAGCATATCGTGTTTTAATCGTTAAGGATCTGAGGCAAAAACCCAAGGGAGACAAGGGCATCTTCCAGCGTGTGGTGCACTCGGGCGAAGTCCGGGATTTCTTCCAGCGCAATCTCGTGGAACAGCGTGCCTTTGCACCGGCCTTTGCCATTGTCCCAAACGCTATACGTCTCGGCGATCAGGCGCCGGTTGCGCGGCTGCCAGTAAAGCGCCTGCAGAGTGACGCCGGTTTTTGTTTGGTACCGGGAAAACGCGGCGCCGGGATCGCGTTGCCAGATAGGCGCGCCGACGGTGGTTTTTTTAGTGCTCCAGGTGTCTGCTGTTTCGTACGTGATAGTCATATTGTTGTTGGTTGATTGTTGCTGCTAACGACAACCAAAGTAGCAAACGCTTGCGCAAATGCAAGCGGTTTGTGAAAATTTTTTTTGCGGCGTAAAATGCGCATTGCCAGCGCTTTGCGAAAGCGGCGCGCCCCAAGCGCAAAAAAATTCTTGGGGCGCGCGCGTTTTTTACAGCCAGTCGTCGGCTTTTTCTTGCAGCGCAGGTGTGTCCGCCACAGTCTCAACAACGGTAACGGGTTCCGCGGTTACCTCTGCAGCCTGCACCGGTTTTGCCTTAGCGAGCCGCTTGTTTACATCCGCGGCGCGGTCAACGCGTTCCGGCCGCCCGTGTACGTCCTCAACCTCATCCGCAGAGTGCATGCCGGACAACACGTCCGGGGCGTACAGCCGGCCGAAAAACGCTGCGGCACGGTAGCGCAACATTAACTCCGGCATCGTTTTCCATTTTGACCCGTTTTTTGTGCTCCAGCCTTCGGCCTTGGCCATCGCGATGGACGCCGGGGGGCCCTCGAGCTCTTCCCCGGTCGATTTGTCGTATGCCCACGCGCGACAGCTTGCGGCTTCACCCTCGCCCTCGATCCGAAACCGAATCGGCGAAAATCGCCCGCAGCTATTGAGCGCCGCGATAATAAACGACGACGACCAGGAGGGGCGCCCGTGGATGATGTGGAGGTTTTGCATCACCGCAAGCGGGGAAGCGCCGATGCGTTGACTCATTTCAAGCGCGATGAGCGCGTTCCCGATTTTTTCAGCGCCACGGTATTGCTCCGGGACGAGGTCCGAACTGCAGAGGGCTTTTGCCATGCGCTGCGCCGCTTCAAACCCGGCGACGCCGGAAAACGCGGTAAGCTGGGTGTTGTTGTTTGCGGGTGTTGTTGTTGCGAGTTCCATGTTGGTGAGTGGTTAGATTTTGGCGAATGCGGGAATGGTCAGCGGTTGAGCATCAGTCGGAAAACCGGGCCATAACCCAGAACCAAGGCACGATTTGTACGTCTCCAAGTCCGTTTTGTAAGCAACTCGGCCTGCGTCGACAAATTCGTCGGTAGCGACAAATACCTGCACCAGGTACGGAGGTTCCTTTTCGACCGCAATAAAAACAAACGATTCCGCGGGGTGCCGCAAAGTGCGTAATGCGTCGAGGTAAAACGCAGCTTGAACGTGATACCGGTATTTCCACGCGTCGCGTTGAAACGCATCGGCGCTGGCGTTTAGCGTAGTTTTGAGGTCGACCGCTAACATGTCGACGGTCACCTGATCCGGCCGCGCGCGGCATTTGACGCCGGTGTCGGTGTCAGTCCAATACAGCGACATCTCCGCGGTCGAGGCGTATCCGCCGGCCAGAATGCGGCCCGCAGTTGGGTGATCATGCACGGCCTCGGCGATTCGGACCAGTTCGGCGTGCTCGTCGCGCGTCACCGGTTCGCGGCTGCCCGCTTCACGGACAAACGCGTCCCACGCTTCTTTTCCGGCTTTTGTGCGCCGGTCGATGTCGCCCGGCACGATCGCGGTTTCTTTGGGGACGTTATCCCACTCGAGCGTGTAAAGGTGGACCAAAGTTCCCCAACGCTGGGCCGGAGTGCGGCCTTCCGGGGGCGCAGTCAGTCGGGCGTGATACACCGCCGGAGCGCGGCGGATGAGGTCGAGGCCGTGCTTCGAAACGCGGGTTTTGTCCGCGTGGTACTCGACCGCGGGTAGGTTTTCGACGATTTTGTTTTCGGTTGTTGATGTCATATTTTTTGCCCGGTTTTTGGGCGTTGGCATTTCAATCTGAACTTGCAAGGGTGCAAGCAATTTTTTATCGTAGAGCATGAGTTTGACCAGTTCGACCGCAATTCTTGCGGCATTAGACGCTCAAAGAAAGGCACTTCCGATAAGTCGGAAAAAATGGCTGCGGGCTGCACGTGTCGCGGAGTCGACTTTTTACCGGTGGCAAGCTGGGCGCACTGAACCGACTTTTCGCACGCTGCAACGACTTGAACGTGCGCTGGTGAAATGACGCTGCGGCCGTACCAGGAGGAGGCCATCAGCGCAGTCCGTGCGGCGTTTGCTGCGGGGCGCCGTGCGCCTCTTTTAGTTGCCCCGACGGGCGCCGGGAAAACCGTCATGTTTTGCTACGTCACGCAGGGAGCCAAAGCAAAGGGGCGCCGGGTTATGATCCTGGCGCACCGGGCCGAGCTTCTTGACCAAACGTCCCGCGCGTTGATGGGGTTGGGAATTTCCCACGGCATGATCGCCGCGGGCCGCACGGCAGACCGCACCGAGGCCGTGCAGGTCGCCGGGGTGCAGACGCTGGTGCGGCGTCTGGGCAACACGCCACCGCCGGACTTGCTCGTCATCGATGAGGCCCATCACGCTGCGGCCGGGAGTTGGCGCGCGATTGTGCAGGCGTTCCCGGCGGCAAAGATTCTTGGCGTAACGGCGACTCCAGAACGACTCGACGGGAAAGGGCTGGGCGATGTGTTTGATGACCTCATCCGCGGACCGGAAGTGGCGGACCTCATTACTGCGGGGTTTTTGTCGCGGCCCGTGTACTACGCCCCGACAACGGCGAGCTTGGACGGCGTTCGGACCACCGCGGGCGATTACAACAAGGCGGACATTGAGCAGGCCGTTAACCGGCCGACCATCACGGGAGACGCAGTGACGCACTACCGGCGACTGTGCGCAGGTGTCCCGGCTATCGCGTTTTGCGCTTCGATTGCGCATGCCGAAAACGTCGCGGCAAATTTTCGCGAGGCGGGCTTTCGGTGGGGCGTGATCGACGGCACGATGACTCCCGAGGTCCGGCGGCAGGCTGTCGCCGACCTTGGCACGGGCGCACTGCATGGCCTCTCTTCGTGTGAGATTGTTAGCGAGGGGTTTGACCTGCCGTGCGTTACGGCGGCGATTTTATTGCGGCCGACCAAATCGTTGGCGCTGTACCTGCAACAAGTCGGGCGCGTGCTGCGGCCGCATCCGGGAAAACAAAATGCGGTCATACTTGATCACGTGGGCAACGTGCTCCGCCACGGATTGGCGGAGGAACTGCGGGGGTGGTCACTTGAGGGCGCAGGGGAGCGTCGGCAAAAACGCACGGCGGATGACGGCATAAAAAACCGGCAATGCCCCGCCTGCTATGCGGTCCATGCGCCCGGGCTGGTTTGCCCGTTGTGCGGGCATGAGTATGAGGCCAAAGGCCGCCAGGTGGAGGAAGTCGCCGGCGAACTTGAGCAACTCGACGCCGAGCGGTTGGCTGCAGTCAGAAAACACAAAGCGCAAGGCAAGGCGCGGACGCTTGGCGAGCTGATCGCACTTGGCCGCGCGCGCGGATACAAAAACCCAACTGCATGGGCGAGCTATGTCTTCACCGCGCGGCAAAAACGGGGGGTGCCGGTATGAGCGAAAAACTTTTGCAAGCGCAAATCATGCGCGAGCTGGGCAGTCGGCCGGACGTGCGCATTTTTCGGAACCAGGTTGGCACGTACCGACTCGAGGACGGGCGCGTAATTACCTCGGGGCTTTGCAAAGGTTCCGCGGACCTTGTCGGGTGGCAAACCGTTACCATCACGCAAGATATGGTTGGCAAGCAGGCCGCGGTTTTTCTTTCGGTCGAGGTCAAAGGAGAACGTACTCGGGTCACGCCGGAGCAAAAAAATTGGGCGGCGTTTGTCAAAAAATGCGGCGGCAAAGCTGTAATTGCTAGGAGTTTACAAGACGCGGAAAAAATCTTGTAAAAAAACGCTTGCAAACATGCAAGCGGCGGCTAGAGTGGTGCGCATGACAACCACCATTTGCGATCCCAAAGACAAAAACACCCTTTTCGTTTACGTAAAAGAAAACAACCGCCTGACTCCAAAAGGCTACGTGCACTGCGTTTCGGCGACTGAATGGCAGGTTTACAACGCATCCGGCGAGTTTTTGGACTGGGCACCATCAAAGGCGGCGGCAATTGCCGCCCTGTAAAACCAACGACAACAACCCGCCCCCGGCCAAAACCGGGGGCTTTTTTTTACGCATGATTGACTTCGACCGTATCAACGCAGCGGCGCTGCCGTGCTTGTTGGAACTGTGCCAGCGGTGGCTTCCCGGGGGGCATCGCGAGGGGGCCGAGTACAAAGCCGGGTCACTTGCCGGGGAAAAGGGCCGCAGTCTGTCCATTAACTTGCGCACCGGCGTCTGGCGCGATTTTGCCGGGGACACCGGGGGAAGCGATCCGGTGAGCCTACTCGCGGCCGTCCGCGGCGGGTCCATGGCGGATGCCGCGCGCGAACTCGATCAGGAATTGAGCGTAGGGGGCGTGCAGGCGCGGCCGGCACCGCTAACGCCGACAAACCGCGAGGACTGGGAACCGATGGCGCACGCGCCCGGAGACGCACCGGCATGCGAGCGGCGGCATTTTAAATTTGGTGACCCTGCGCACGCGTGGGAGTACCGGGACGCAGCGGGAAAGCTGGTCGGGTACGTTTGCCGGTTTGACGCGGAGGGGCGCAAAGAGGTTTTGCCGATCACGTGGTGCCGACACGTGAGCGGACGCGAGGCGTGGCGCTGGAAATCGTTTCGGAAGCAGCGGCCGCTTTACGGGCTGCCGCGGCTTGCGGCTGCACCGGGCGCGACTGTGCTTTTGGTGGAGGGGGAAAAATGCGCCGATGCCGCTCAAGCGGTTTTGCCATCTGCCGTGGTCTTGTCATGGCCCGGGGGGTGCAAGGCAGTGCGGTTTGCCGATTGGGGCGCATTGCAGGGGCGCCGCGTGGTCATCTGGCCCGATGCGGACGAACCGGGGCGCAAAGCCGGGGAAACCATTGCCGCAACACTCGAAAGCATCGCAAACGCCTGCACGGTGCTGCGGGTCGAAGGGCCCGAAGGGTGGGATGTGGCGGATGCCATCGCCGAAGGGTGGGACGCTGCGCGCATCCGAGAATTTATCAAGGCCGGAGGGGCTGCGGAAAAAACCGGGGCAAAAGAATTTAATCCCCCAGAATACGACGAACCGCCGGCTGACTACTTAACGGAGGAACCGATCGTCCGCGCGCCGGACCCGGAGGAACCGTTTCGGATCCTTGGCCACGCCGACGGCACGTTTTATTACTGCCCGGCGGACACGCAGCAGGTTGTCGGGTTGCAGGCACCCCAGCACCGAAAGCTGGAACTGTTGCAGCTTGCGCCTGCACAGTACTGGGAAGCGACTTACCCGGCAAAAGACGGGGCCGATTGGTTTGCCGCGGCCAACAGCTTGATCCAACGGGCAAAGCGCGTTGATTTTGACCCGAGTCTTGTCCGCGGCCGGGGCGCATGGCTTGACGAGGGGCGCGTCGTTTTTCACGCTGGAACGCGCCTTTTAGTTGATGGGCAGGAAACGGCGCTTGATGCGCATTCAAGCAGGTGGACTTATCAAAAGGGGCGACGGCTTGACGCGGAACTTGTGCAGCCGTTGCGCTCGCCTGAGTCGGGGAAACTGCTGGAGCTGACCGGGTGCTTTCAATTCAGAAACCCGCTTGACGCAAAACTTTTGGCAGGGTGGCTTGCGTTGGCACCCATCTGCGGGGCTCTTGAGTGGCGTCCGCACCTTTGGCTGACCGGCCCCGCGGGCACGGGCAAAACGTGGATCCTAGACAACGTGGTCCGGCCGGTTTTAGGCAACTGCGCGTTGTACGTGCAGAGTGTGACGACCGAAGCCGGGATCCGGCAGCTTCTTGGGTGCGATGCGTTGCCGGTGGTGTTTGACGAGGCCGAGGCGGAGCGCGAGGCGGACCAGCGAAGGATGCAGGCGGTGCTGATTCTGGCCCGGCAGGCGTCCCGCGAAAGCGACGGGCGCATCGCGAAAGGCACCGCAGGTGGACAGGCGCTCACCTGGCACGTGCGGTCGTGTTTCTTGTTTTCCAGCATCGGCATCGCCGCCACCCAACGCGCGGACCTCAGCCGTGTCACTGTGTTGGACCTAGTGCCGGAACACCAACGCAAGGTGGACCGATTTTCCGAGGCTCTCGAGTTGTGGAAACAGACCGTCCGCGCGCCGGAGTGGGCCGCAGCTTTGCGGGCGCGATCGCTAGCACTTGCGCCGGTGATCGCGGCAAACTGCGCCGTTTTTAAAAATGCAGTGTTGGATCACCTGGGCAACCAACGCGACGCCGACCAGGTGGGCGCATTGCTCGCGGGGGCGTACAGCCTTACATCCGGCGGGCGCATTACGCCAGAGGCGGCCGCGGAATGGTGCGCACGGCAGGATTGGAGCGCATTCAGGAGCGCGGACACCGAGCGCGACGAGGCGCAGTGCCTAGCGCATCTGCTGGAGGCGCACGTGATGGTGGACCTTGACCGCCGGGGACCTGCCCGCACAACGCTTGGGGAGTTAGTCCGGCAGGCAATTAGCGTCCGTTGGGAGAGCGAATCGGCGGAGCTGGCACGGCAGGCACTGGCGCGGTTTGGTGTCGGCGTGCGCACCGAGGGGCTGGATGTTGCGAACAGCCACGACGAACTGCGGCGCATTTACCGAGAGACGCCGTTTTGCGACAAGTGGAGAGACCAGCTTAAGCGCATCGACGGGGCACGCGAACTGGCAGCGACCCGGATTAACGGGGTGATGAAGCGGGCAGTGCGGCTTCCGTTTGCGGTAATGGGCCTGGAGGGCTGAGGTCGCCGCGCGTATGCGTACACGGGCGCGCGTACACACGCACGCGCGATCACGCACGCGTACAGGCGCACGGGCGGGTACGCACGCACGCGTACACGGGCACGCGCGATCACGCGTACGCGTACGCACGCGAGGATTTTGCAAAACCGAGGGGGGTGTTTGCGGCGTTTGCAAACACATAACCTACACAAACACAGAGGCTTCTGCGTTCTGTTTGCAGTTTTGCGGATTTTGCGGGGGCATATACCTCACATGTGTGTGTGTGTGCGCACGTATACGCGTGTGTGTGCGCGTGTGCGCCTGCACACATACATGAACCTTCTCTCTAATTTTGCAAAATATGTATGTATAGAGAGAGAAACACTCTGTAGGACAACGATTTAAGGTGTCTGCAACGGCCGCAAAACAACCGCAAAATCCAGCAAACAGTCGCAAACACGTTGACGACTCGCACAAACGCACGCAGTCTGCAGGGGTGAACAACACACCGCACCGGACCAGACCGCAGGGCATGCGATTGCCAACGCTTGGCGGGCGATTGCTGGGCGTTTGGCGAGCAAAGCGGGTGGATACAGCGGACGGGGTGGTAAACGGGCGCAGAAACGGCCGCGGGAACAAAAAGGGGGGCAGGGGGTAGG